CACTCTGGATGCTAGCAGAAAACTTGCCAGTGGAATTTATACCACTGACAAGCTGCTGAGATAACTTGCTTGCGGCTTGGGCTTGGGCAGCCGTACCGCGATTCATCTGTGCTTGGAAGCCGGAGATCTTGCTTTGGAGGGCTTTTATCGACGCCAGTGCACCGGCTGTGTCTATATCTATCCGTATATTGGATTCAATATCGGCCATAAACTACACCTCCCTTTATCTGGCTATTTGGTCAGATTAGATACTACTGAAGTGTCTCCCATATCAATACCTGATGCTGCTTCTACAATTTTGTATAGAGTAGGTAAATCTAAAACTTCTTCAAGAGCCGCAAGATCTTCTGCTATCTCTGGCTTGTACTGCCTCATTGCGATTTGGACACACTCCATGAGTACGTCCATCGACTTTTCATTGTCATCGGCAACTTGCGCTACCTGCTCAAACTTTTTCATAAAACTACGCAGCAGCGAAATCTTTAGTGGTCTAACAGTTATGGTAGATCCATCCATTAGCTTTAGTGTGTTCTCTTCGTTAATAGTTACAGCCATTCTTTTTTCCTCTCAATAGCCCCGTTTGGTTATTACAAGTATACCACAAAGGGGATTTTTATTTTTTAGTTAAATCCTCGTAACCCAGCCCCATGCCTATTCCGAAGCCAGCGTTTCTAGCATTTACACCCTGCAAGGCTGTAATGTCGTTTGCATCTTTAGCTTTTCCACCACTGAATACACGAGCCTTCATTTCTTCCCACTCATCTTTCTTGCCCGACTGCTTGTCGATGTCAATACCTTGAATTGCTGCCAAAAACTTTTTCTCTGAGTATTCAGCTTCCCTCTTTGCATTAAGAGTGGCAGACAGCTCTGGCATAGACATTGAAAGCTCTAGGTCCTCATAGTCCTTCCATATTCCCAGAAGGAACACTTCTGCCTCAAGCTCTGCAAGCTTTGTGTTTTCCCAGGACACTGAAGAGTCCGTAGCCTTTTCTTTTATTTCAGAGGGCTCATTCTCAGGCTCTATCTTTATCCCAGCGGCAAACTTTAGTATTGCGTATAGACCTTGTATGTCAAGGTTATCCTCTACGTCATAAATGGTTTTTATTGAAGGGCAGAACTGCTTCATAGATATCCTTACGCACTCTAGGATATGTGTCATGGACTCGTCATCATTCTCTGAACTTTCGATATACCGGAAGGCATCCATAAACTCTCTGAGATATTTAATTTTTAACGGGGTGACATAAAGCTCTGTACCGTCGACTAATTCGACGATACCGGATTCATAAATTTTAGTTGCCATCCTATAAGTATAGCAAAAAGAAATCCCCCCCAGATGCAATCTGAGAGGGAAATCTATATTAAATTATATTTACTTTTTATGCAGCTGGGATTGTGCGATCTACGATCTTTCCATATGACGCTGAGTCATTTGGTAGAAGACGGAACGAGACCTCAAACATTGTTGCCTCATCACGCTTTGCTGATACTGTAACATTCTCAATGGAGAGTGCTCGGTATGCAACATAGACGCGCTCAACCTGGTCAGAAAGTGCACAGTCTCCTGTACCTGGTCCAACGGCTACTAGGCCTCTCTCAACTGGACATTCTCCAATTTCACCTGCGGACAGGTTTAGTGTTGGGTTCAGTGCAACTGTAGTTAGGTCTGCGTCTTTTCCAGCAATAGAAAACAAGAGGTTCTCTAGAGTGGACTCAGCGAAAGCAGTGTTAAGATTAACCTGCATTCCCTGCTTGTAAAGCTTTGCAACGTCTAGTACCTGGTCAACCTGAACTTCTCCGAAGTCTGGCTGAAACAAAATCTCTAGGCCGTTCATTGTGTAGCCTACGTTACGGAAGTCTACGTCGCCATCAAGTGTTTCCTTGAACGACACGTCATCCACGTAAGCTGGAAGATCTGCGTCTGTAAGAAGCCCATCTTCGTACGTAAATAGTGCTGCTGCTCCAACGATAATGTTGGAACTAGATCCACGTGTATATGCCATATTATTTCACCTCTTTTTCCTTAAATAGAGTAAAGAGCGTTTGTTTCCTCATCATTATTATACCACGTTTTTTTAACTATCTATTTATGCCAGTCGTAGTCAATGATTATTTTATTCCCCGCATAGGTCCTTGCAGTGCCAAAATCAATGAGGTCTCTAGTCTCTTCTAGCTGGTAAATCTTGATTCTATGAAAGAAGGGTGTAGGTCGGACTTCTCCTTTATCGTCTAGAAGTGGGTTTGCAGATGCCTGCTTTGCTACAGAAAAAGAGTTTAGCTCCTGAGCAGACTCGTCTTCTCTGTCTAGAAGGTCCTGTATTACTTGCGTGGCTTCAATCAGCTGCACTGGATCACCAGATGTCTTGTAGAAGTAATACAAGAGCTGCTCTGACTTTATGTGAGGAAATGGAGTCTTTCTCATTTTAAACATTCTATCGTAAACAGCAAAAATATTATTAGCCGCGTCAGGAAAGGATACTGTCAAGTCCTCGATAGCTGTTGGTGAAGTCGGGAAGAAGGGAAACACAAAATCTGCCCCAAGCGTATCTGGTACGGCCTGTGCTAGATATGAGTTAATAAAAGCTGGTGGGTAATATATAGCCATTAGATGTCTACCTGTGCCTTTGTTATCCAGGAGTACCCTGCAGACAGGCCTATAGATTTTCCGCCTGCCATACCGCTTCTAATGCTATTATGAAAGGCCTTGGGCCTGGATAAGTATGCCCTTAACCCCGTGGCGTCAAGGAACGCCTGAGAAAAGTACTGGTCCATAAATATGTTAAAGACTCTTTCAAAGGATCCTTGGGCATCTACCCCTCCAGGATTGGCTACGTCAATCGGCCCCCTAGTAAACACTGTCTCGCCGTCTTGCTCAAAAGCAAGGACCGTAGATCTTTTTGGAGTAATCCTGACAGGGATTCCGTACTCCATGATTCTTGCCTTATCGTAAAATGGTACATTAGAGCCGTTCTGGATAGCTTCTGATTGCCTGAATGTTGAAGAGACTGAAACCCCAGCACCAGTAACAACGTAGTCTATGTCGTACAGCCTTGCCGATGGGTTTCCGGAACTGTACCACTCGTATACGTGCTGCAGTGCCTCTGGGTCCACCCTAGCATTTGAGTCTATAAACTGCTTAGCCATCTCTACGGCTGACTTACCTATCTCCCTTTTGAATACTCTTTTGCCCCTCTGGGCACCGTCCAGAAAGCCAATGGAGTACTGGACCAAATTGTTCATGTCTTTATTAAAGGATGACATCCCAAACACAGCCCTCATTAGATATTTCCTGCCTGGTTTTCGGACCTTCGTATTACTACCTTATAATATTCGATGCTTCCGAAAGGCCCTACAAAAGGCTCTACAGATGCAAGCTCAAAGATAGTAGACCTGCCTGAGCGAACCCCAGCAGTTTCGTTATAAAGATAATTCTTTTGCTTGTCTTTAATGTTAGTTAAGATTACGTTAGTTATAGAGTTCTTTTCCTGCCTTGCGGAAAGCCTAGGGTCGGCTTTTAACCGACCTACCAAGACGAACTCTTGGGTGATGTTTATGTTTGGCTTAACGTCTTCTGAAAATGCAGAACCTGCGGAGGAGAAGTTGCAAGCAATGGTTCTGTCTAGCAGCCATTCCTTCTTTATGTTTCCGTAACTTCCTTGCTCTACGATTGGGTGCAGGATGTCTACCTGCATCGGAAAGGTAAAGTCGATTACGTCACATGCAGCCACTACAGGACTCCTAGCCTAGTAATCGTGTCAACGTGTCGGCTCAGGATCTTGTCAACTATTAGGTTTCCTGTTCCACCAAAGAGTTGCTTGTCAAACTGAATCTTAAACTGGTCCGTGTTATAAGCAGATACATACCTCTGAAAATACTCAAGCTTTCCACATTTGAGGTCTTCAACTAGAAGCTTTGTGGCATACTCGATGTCTGGAGAAATGGCCTTGGGGCCTACATCCAGAACAAAGTTATAGTCCCATCCTTTAGGAAAGTCTCCGAAGTTTCTTGCGTCATACACCAGGTCTCCTCGACCAATAGGTACTGTGACTTGCCGGCCTTCTAGCCTGTTTACTACGCCAGCGAGCTCTCTTACGATTGCCGAGTTATCTCTTGAGACCTTGTACAAGACATCCCAACCCCTAAGAGCTAGGGCAAAATTTTCATCTGCAACTGCTGAGTAGTCTGCGATCTTTGCTCTGACCCTAAAAGAATGCTCATCAATTATTTCTGATACTATAAAAGATCCGTTAAGTGATTCGTACTCTTCTTGGACACCAGAGATTACAATCCTATTTCCTACTTCATACTTGTTTGCCTCAACTGTTGTTAGGCCTACATCTTTTGTTACTGGCTGCTCTACATCATGGAATCCTGAGATTCTTAGCTTGACGTCTTCTCCATCAAAAACTAATTTGCTGTTCTCATGAACACGTAGTACTTTGTTTACATCGTACCATAATGGCATATAATCTGAGCCCTGCCCAGCAGCTTGCACGTTTACTTTTTTATTGTAAAAGCCTTTGGCTACTACGCTATCAATAATTGCCCTGGAGACTATCTCCAAGGTCTTGTACTCCAAGATTTCTGAAGCTGTTGTACCTAATGTTTTGGGGTCTACGTAGGGCCTATAGATGTCTAGGTTGTCTTCTACTACCGTTTGCCCTGTTGAGTCTAATACCTTGAACAAGAACTTCCTGTCAAATTGTACCATTGACTTTGGAAGAGAGTAGGTTATCTTAGATGTAGCGTTTGAGACTACGTCAGCATTTTGAAATGAGTGATCCACCAAATCTTCTACATAAATTACATAAGAAGTATTTGCTTCTGGTACGTCCCAAGTAGTTACTATTGGATATGGTGGAACCCTCAATATCTCCATGCTAGTTGCCGAATTCCTCTTTTATTTCTTCTGGGGTTGCCAGACGAACAGCTCCAAGAGTTACCCACTGAATGGAATCTTTCTTGGATACTATGTTGTAACCTCTATAAACCTTACCAAGACCACTCCAGCTTAGGTTTCTTTCGGAAAATACTGCAACCTTTTCCTCACTAACAACAGCTTTTTTCTTAGCTGGTGCTTTGGTGGGTGGCTTCTTTGATGATGAGCCGATAGCTCCATCCTTTACTGGCGCTAAGGCTGGCTCTGAAGGTACTGGATCTGGGGATGTTATTACGTTTACACCCTCGGTCTTTACAGCTTCTTCTTCGACAACATCGGCAACATCTACGTCTGAAGGCTTACCCTCAAAGGCTTCCTGTGTTTCTCCTTCTGGTCTTTCAAACTTAGTTCCGTCTTGAACTAGGCCGTCTCCATCGCCATCTCTAGCTTCTGGTTTAAATACATTTTGTGTCATATTGATATTCCTCCTGTGATAATTATATCAGATTAAACTTAAAGAGGGGCAGAGGCGAGATGCCCCTGCCCCCTTTTAAAAAGGATACTGTTACAAATTAAGCATCTGAAGCAGCGTCAGCGAACGCAATGGCGTCCTCTTCTTCCCACTGAATACCAAAACGTACGAATACGGTATATTCAATGGTGTCCTTCTTGGCCTTGTACTCTCGGTTAACAGTAATGTCTCTCTGGAAACCCCAAATACGGTTCTGAGGGAATGTAAGGTCTACATATCCTGCTGGGAAGTACGGAACTTCTTGAACGTCTACGCCTAGAACACGTGTGGTGCGAGCACCACCGAATGTCTGACCGTTACCGTCTAGATAGGACTGTGTGTTTCCCTGAGTGCCACTGATCTGGCCTGCGAAGGCTTCAGCGACTGCGTCTGCTAGGGTACCGTTATTCTTAACGATTCCCTGGAAGGCGTCGGTACCAGCGTAGAACTTAAGGTTGTTCTTAAGTGCGCGGTACTTGCGTGGCATGGCAGTGATAATGTCTTGCATTACCTCTGGAGTCCATGCATTGCCAGCGACGGTAACGATTGACTCGTGTGCGTCTCCACCAGTCTTGGCCTTGTTAACAAAGCCATCCATGATGGACAAGAAGTTACCAGTAGCACCGTCACCATTAATGGCTAGGTCCTCGATGTCATTTGCAAAAGCATTTGTCATCAAGCGTACTAGGTGGTCCTC